CCGACCGCCACGACACCGGCCGCTACAGCTCCCATTACGCCCTTGCCCGACCCGCCATAGACTACGTTCCAGCCCCGTTCGGCCAGTCGCGTGCCCATATAGCACATATCCGCCATCATTTCCTGACCGCCACGGGCCCCGGCAAAGACACAGACCGACTTACTCATTAGAGCCCCTTCTTATCGGTTGCCAATTTAACATCTCCCGCCCAGGCCATCACCGGCGGCCCGTCCAGCCAGTACCGTACCCGTTTCTGTACCTGGTCCGCGTGGATAATGGTCCTAGGCAGCAGCGACTCCGGGCCGGCATGCATCCGGTACAGGTTCCGTTTGCCGTCACGAATCATTACCCGGCTTCCCTTACAATACTTCACGGTCAGTTCCAGTTCTTGTTAGTACCCGAATCGTTATCGTCAATCTCTGCCCCGTCATCGAGCGGCGTAATCCTGGTAGCAACCGTCTCAACCACTTGCCGCTCAGCCTTGCCCACGGCTACCAGGATGTTACAGTAAGAGATAGACGGCTCCGGCCCGTCAGGGTCGTTAAAGCGCTGTAACAGCCTGTGACATTCCGTCTGCGCGTCGTCCAGGCTGGCAAAGTGCTGTTGCCCGACGTTCAAGTCCTTGGGGCTGATACAGCGGTCGTTCTGGTCGTATGCGGAGACAAACCACTTGTAGATTTTCTTGGCCACATTAGCTCCTAGCTGTACCGGCGTTTGAGGAATCCAAGACTGACAAACATAGGGTCAAATGTACCGTCGTGCACTTCATGTAGCATCCAAATACCGCGCTTAGTGTCGTTACCTTGCGGTCCTAGATAGTTCTCATTATGGAGCGTACACAGACCAGCAAACAGCCCGATATGTTGTGTCTTGGGATGAATAGCTAAGTCTAGCATCTGTACATGGCCCATAACGCTAGATGCGTGCCTGGTTCGGAGCAAAGCAGCGGCACTTGAAACCGGTCTGCCCATAACCCCTGACGTGAAGTAATGCGAGTAGGATACCCGGTCAATCTCGACGACTCTAAGGAATTGGTACTGGTCCCAACCGAAGCTTTCATAGTCGAGATCAGAAACTGAGAGTGCTCCGACAAACTTAGGATTCGCTTCGGCTTCACGGGTAATCCTGTCCTCATGATTGCCCAGGGTCATGACCTGTTTAGGGCTATACCGTTTCCGCCACGGCTTCGTCAGCTTATCCATGGCCGTCCTGACGCTGGCTAGGTCGTCTACGTACCGCTTTCCCTCGGCGCTAGCCTTGCCTACGCCGTACCCGTTAAGGCTGGCCATGTCCGCGAAGTCCCCGAGACAGACGATAACGTTCGGTCGCTTTTCGGCGATGTAATTGCCGATCCAGCCCATGTGACTGATATCGACACCAGGCCGGACCTGGCAGTCAGGGATTACAAGGTGGGTACGCGACTTTACCATATCTAGCCTGAACTTAACCGTTGCCATCGTCATCCTTTCGACCTAGCAGGCACACCACGATAAAGCACAGGGACAGTGACAGAACGGTAACTAACGGTCCGTCTACCATCTGTTCACTACCCTTTCCTGCATTACCCTGACGGCTCCGGCATTGGTATTAATCATGATAGAACGGAACTCGGTTTCACTCGGCCGGCTACCGTACCATGGCGAACTGGGCCGGTCATAGTCGCCGCATGCCTCATGTATATCAACAGGCATCCTGCTGTTCAGGTACTTTGACAGCGCGGAATATCCACGTTCGCTTAGTGTAACCGAAGTTAGCACGCCACCTGAGTCTGCAACTGCCATGGCCAGATCGTGGATGCTATCCAGTACGGTTACCATCTGTTCACTACCCAATATACCACGCACAGGGCCGCAAAGGTCATACACAGCCCGGCTAACAGGTCCAGACCGAATCCGATTAGGTACCGCCGAATCATTTCGTCACCTGTCCCGTCCAGGCACTTACAATGCCTACGATAAGGCCAGCAACTTGCATGCCAAGACCGAATACCAGGCCGTCAACGAACGTTAGACTGTGCATTATGTTCCCTTCCGCCTTTCCTTTGGATGCATTCCATTATTTGACCAGCGACAAGAGTTCCTTAACTGTTCCATTTTCTCCGAAGAAATCCGTAACGTCCTTCCCGCGCGGCAGTAGGATAAAACCGATCTGGCTGCCCTGCGATCTAGCGGCAGCAAAGACCCGTCGGCCGAGCTGCATGCCTGGGTCATCCCTGTCCGGTACCACAACGATACGGCGGCCCTTAAGCGGCTGTAGCAGTTCCTCACGGAACGCGCCAGCGCCGCCAGCGTGCGTAGTGGCCAGTAGGCCGTACTTTTCCAGTGTCTCAACATCCTTTTCCCCTTCGACGTAATAGATCGTAGCCTTTTCTTCTCCGGTGATGTCCTTTACGCCGCCGTCCCAAATCAGCTTAGGCAGCCGATACAGGACCCGCCTGACGCCGCACAGGTCCCAGATCCAAGCCAGTTTAGGCCCGTCCCCGGTGTTCTCCGGGTTAGGCCTGCGCAGTCGGAAGCTTTTCGGCTCGTACCGGATCGACTGGTACAGTAACACGCCGTGCTCGTCGAAGTAGTCGTAATAGGCCACAGGCTGAGGCTTGACCGGCGCCGCTCGAGCCGCATCGGACAGTTGCTTGACTGCTTTCATGAAGTCGACTCCCCTTGTCTTGGCCAGGTACGTAACCGGGTCTCCGCTGGCACCGCACCCAAAGCACTTATACCGCCAGTGGCCATCGTCAAACTTGATAAGCGACATAGACGGGGTTGTGTCGTCATGGAAGGTACAGTTTGTCATGTAACCGCGTCCGTGCCGTTTCAGCTTAGCGCTTCCCGGGATAAGCCTCAGAATGGAGTAGCACCGGGCCTGCTCTACCTGTTCAGGGCTTACCAAGAATCGTCCTCGTCCCCGTCCGGATAGGTCGTGTTATTTCTGTTCTTAACTCCTACTAGGTAAGGATTAATACTATCATGGTCATTGCAGGGCATCACCAATCCACAGGCACAGCGCTGGACCGGCCCCATCTGCACCGGTTCGTCCCGGTCCGGCTCTTCATCGTCTTCCGGCTCAAACTGGCTAGGACCGTACATCTCAGCCTGTAGCCGCTTAGCGCTCCACAGGTCGTTTACCGGAAAGCCCAGGACCCGGAGTCTGGCCTTAATATTACAGACCCGGCGCGGCGTAAGCCCAAGCTGTTCCCCTATCTCAATCGGCCTTAGCCCGTCCTGGTCCTTAAGCCAAACCGAACATTGCAGGTCGGTTAACTTGGACAGGTCGGGCACGGTATTACATAACATAGTCTTCTGCTTCCTTGCGGGTGATAAAGAAATGGATACCCCCAGCGCATTCCTGCCACCTGTCAGGCTCGTAATCGACAGCCTTCACGGTCTTACCCTTTACGTACCTAACAGAACCGTCCTGAAAAGAAATTCCCTCGTCAGCGCCGATTACCTCAAGAACCTTAGCCCGCTCTGCCCTGCATTTACGTCCAGTGGCGTTATGTCTCTTGGCCGACGCTGGAATCAGCAACTTTACGATCACTCCGTGGCGACACTTTTTCCAGCCCGTTACTGTACCTGTTTCTGGCACAATCAAAGTCCATGACATATCCGGTAAGTTTTCCGCGCCGCTCAGGTACGCGCCGCTCAGGTCCGCGCCGCTCAGGTACGCGCCGCTCAGGTTCGCGCCGCTCAGGTTCGCGCAGCGCAGGTCCGCGCAGCTCAGGTCCGCGCAGATCAGGTCCGCGCAGCTCAGGTTCGCGCCGCTCAGGTTCGCGCCGCTCAGGTTCGCGCCGCTCAGGTACGCGCCGCTCAGGTTCGCGCCGCTCAGGTTCGCGCCGCTCAGGTTCGCGCCGCGCAGGTTCGCGCAGCTCAGGTCCGCGCAGCTCAGGTCCGCGCCGCGCAGGTTCGCGCCGCTCAGGTTCGCGCCGCTCAGGTTCGCGCCGCTCAGGTTCGCGCCGCTCAGGTTCGCGCAGCGCAGGTCCGCGCAGCTCAGGTCCGCGCAGCTCAGGTCCGCGCCGCGCAGGTACGCGCAGCTCAGGTCCGCGCAGCTCAGGTCCGCGCAGCGCTTCTCTTTATTCGCACTTACAATCTCTTCCATCGCTTTAGCAATTTCCATGTCAGCCCCCTTGCTTGTGCTTTTGTAGTTTCAGGCCCGCCCTGTCCATGCCTCAGCAGGAACGCCGCCTGTTTCTCTGACATTAACCCGAGCTGTTCTCTGCGGTCAAGGATTAGTTTTCGTGCGTACGCGGCCGTCCTGGGGCCGTCGCCTATACTAATGCCTAACCGCGTTAGCTCTTGCGCTTGACCTGGGCTGACCGGCCGCATCGACAATTGATCATCCCGTACGGACAGGCTACCGAGGCCAATAAGCGCCGCTTCTGTGACTTCGACAGTGACTTTCCCTGTAATGGCTTGGCGCTTGTCTTTTTCGCGCTGTCGGCGCCGTTCTTTCGCTTCCTTGGCGGCTTGTTCCTTTTCTTCTTCGGTCCGGATCGCTTCGAATACGTCGATTGCAGTTCCGGTATCCGCTTCAGTATCGATACGATTTCCAACCAGTTTAGCGGCCGGCCCGGTGCTAAAGACGTCCGCAACAGTGACCACTGAGTGCCGTCCCGTGACTCCCACGAAGTCAAGAACAAGACAGTTAGGCTTCGGTCCGTCCCGAAGAATGGCCTCCCTTTCTTCTCTTGTGGAGTCCACATGCATAGACAGGGCTGGCCTGAGACCTCGCCCCAACATTTGCCGGAACAGCGCCGGACTGTGCGTCGGTCGGAGGAATGAGATACACGCGGCATCGGGCAGGTCCGTCCCTTCTGTAGCTACTGCAACGTTGACGAGAAACTGATAGCTTTTGCCAAAATGTTTAAACGCGTCAGTTCTAAAGTCTGGACTGCTTCGACCAGTGACAACCCGGGAAACCAGTCTGCCACTGTAACGGTCAAGGACTTCAGCCGTTCTGTGCGCGCTGCTAATTCCTGGACAGAAGACGATTGTAGGGCGGCTCTGTACGTTCTCCAAAATGCCTCGGACGCATCCATGTATCGTTTCCTCCCCTGCAAATAGGTTGTCCAGTTCGTTGACAGCAAAGTCACCAGCCCGGTAACCGATACCGCTCAGGTCTACTGACTTGACCTTACAGCGCTTGGCCATGGGCCGGACTAGCCAGGCATCGCCAACAGCTTGAACAATTCCGTATGGTGTCGTGCGAGCAGAAAACATATCCAGACCGCGCTTATCAAAGCGGTCAGGAGTAGCGCTAAGCCCAACCAACACAGCGCCAGGGTAAGTCTGTCGTACCACCGTATAGGTTCGCGCTGCACTGTGATGCGCCTCATCTGTTACGATCAGGTCGAACGGCCGAAAGTCCCTGAGCCGTTCTAACCTGTCTGGTTGCCGGATTGTATCCTTGCTTGCCAGCACAATCCGTTCGTTGGAGCTGTATCTGCCTGGTGCTTCCCACCCTATCGGCTCGTCCAGATACAGCAAAGAACCGCGCGCTTGTTCGAGCCATTCGCGCCGCTCAGCTAACCATAACGTCCGTGCCTGGGGAAGCCGCCGCACCAGTTCAGCAGCTAGACGGGTCTTGCCCGTTCCGGTTGCCATTTCGATTAGCGGCGACTTCCCCAGGCCGATTAAGGAAAGGGCCTCATCCAAGATCCGTGACTGATAGGGTCTGAGTGCGTTTTGACCCACGTGGGGCGAATGCTGCTCAGATACCGTTGGCTCCGTATCCTGTATGAGGCTTAATTGATTCAAATTGGTGGAACGCACAGGCTAGGGTACTAATGGCCCATACTTAGCCGTTGTTTATCAAGCGCTGGTACCTGTGCTATCCGTCCCCGGTATCGGAGTCGAACCGATTAGATCACTGCCTCTAACAGGCAGCCGCTATTCACGTTTGCGTTACCGGGAAGTACCCGAAGCTGGACTTGCACCAGCACTTGCAGGATTCTAAGTCCTGTGCCTCTCCTTTTGGGCTATTCGGGTAAGGGCCGGTCTTTCCCGGCTGTCATCCTGACTGGACAGAACGGCAACGTGTCTTGACCCGTCACCGGTACTCGCCTTAGAACGGCGCGGCACTTCCCTGGCTCGGGGTCCGGAACCGCAACCCGCCGACCTTCTTTGCTCCCATCATGACAGACTTGTCCTGGAACAGCTCCACCTTCTGTCCGACGGCGGTACCAGGACCGGCCGGGAACAGTTCGGCAAGCTGACTGACCAATGCCGTCTTGGCAAACACTTCCCGTTCGGTTTCCTCGAAACGCACGATCGTCCCGATATCGGCCTTGTCCTGGAACGTGACGGATTCGCGCGTGAGGGATTTGATAGTGTACGTGACCGGAGTAGCAACATCCTCCTGCTTAAGGAATCGGGACGGTTTCAGATCTGCCCAAGTGTCTGACAATTTCATTCTCCTTGTTTGGGTTCGGTTCGGATTCTGTTTCGGTATCTGTCTCTAGCGCACTGATTACAATAACGTCTATTCCTATAAGTTCTTGTATTCTCCTCGTCAAACAAGTGACCGTTAAGGCATTTAGCTTGTTTGCTGTGCTTTGCCGAAAAGGATTTTCCTCGAAGCGTGTTCTCCCTGCAAGATACCACGTCTAGATGGTCAGAATTGATACACAGTCTGTTTCTGCAAAGATGGTCAAGAACCTGACCGGTGGGAACCTCTCCGCGATTAATCTCATATGAATAGAGGTGCGCCGACCGGTATCTGTTCCCGTCCCAGAAGTTTCCGTAGCCAGCACTGGTTACGGCACCGGTCCATTCCAGACAGCCAGAATCAGCCTGAAATACCTTGGACAGAAATCTATTGCTAACGTCCGGCATAGTTACTGCTGAGAAGAGTTTAGCCAAGCTTCGGCACGTTGCTTGTCCTCTTTCCAGCGGGACGGACCAAGCGTGGCGTTCCCCCTTCCCGGCCAGACCCCGCTGTCTAGGCATTGCTTCCAAAGCGTAACAGCGCGAAGCCAATCGGCGGTACCGTTGCCGATCATGCGGCTGTCCGGGGTAATCCAGCGCGTATCGTACGGAGCGGCCGTCTCGGCGAACAGGAACAGTAATTCCGGCTTACTGACGCCATAAAGCTCCGTAACGGATTCATTATAGGCCCCGCACAGTTGCAGGTCGTACCGGTATAGTTCAATCGCTTTGACGATGCCAGCGTCGGACAGATCGTGTGCCGTCTTAAGCTCAACCACAATGCCATTAACCCAGTACAGATCAATCACGCCGCTGCACTGGACACCCATACTGTTCCATTCTACCCTGTGCTGTGGCTTTCCGCCTAAACTGCGACCCCACTTGCTATCAATAGCCGCCCGGACCGAACCAGCCACTCCCAGCGCTGTCATATACGGCGCTGGCGTCAGGACAATATCGGTATCGTCATAGGTCTCGCCCTTGTTCTTGACCTTGACAGAGACGGTCCCGAATACCAGGGCGTCAACGGCCTTGCCCAGTAGCGTTGACGGGGACGGCTCCGGCTTAGGTGCGTTACCGAGCAGTCTATGAGCTGCATGGGCATGCTTCGGCGACTTATCGAGTAAGATCTTGGCGATGCTGGGGCTAAGGCGCGGGACTTCTCGTGGCTCAATTGGTATGTCCATGCTCTTCATCTTCCTCCTGTGACTGTTCTAGGTCTGCTAATGTCGGTCGCGGCGTCCCGTCAGGCAAGAACTGTTCCTGCGTTTCTCGCATGGACAGGGGCCGAACCGGTACGGTCTTCTTTTCGGTGCGCATGCTATTTAACCCCGGCAGGTTCCTGCTCGACTGTAGCTAGTAGCGCAAGATACCCGGCCAGGTCCTTAAGATTGTCGTCGCCGGGGTAGACTCCGCCCCGGGCTACTCGGGCGATTTTATCGTCCAGGCGGACCCGGATACCATCGGCTACAGACAAGTTGCTGAACACGTTCACGGGCTTACCTAGGCTGTCCCCGTACGCCTTGCCCTTTTCAATAACAAGGTCCGCGACTGACCGAAGCCAGGCGGCGGCTCTTTCACTGGTCTGCATGGGGACTAAGATAACACAGAACAGGACGGCTATGGGATACACGGCTAACGGCGCGGTGCGGCTACATGGTGACTCTAGACCCCAGATTGTCACCAATTGTCTTAATTGTCACCAATTGTCATTAGCTATCGTATCGTGCGATTATCATTGCCGAATAGTACTAAGTGACCATATGTGACCATATGTGACCATATATCCAAGTACCTAATAAGACTCGAGACGTATCATACATGTAGTTTAACGCTATGCCCTGAATCAGCAATTATTATGACAAGTTACGGCGTTTTGCTAGGGGAGCTTGTCGTGGGGTTCTGATAACAGCGCAGTCAATCTCACGTTCCGCCTGACCTCCCACCATGAAGTAAGTGTTCTCTGCAGTCCAGCCCGGGACTGTACAGTATCTTACCTGTGTATCACAGGGCAAATCCTGTGCCGTGCTATACTTAGCGTATGGGCAAGGACAAGAAACGGAACAAGTCGGGCCGGGCCGGCGGCCATAACCGTAACGTACGGCGCGCAGTCAGCCTAGCACGGCGCCTAAAGGTACTGGACCTGATAGTTAAGGACCTGAACCGGCTAGCGGACTGGCTAAATGGGGTAAGCGTCGTCCAAATGGCTACGGTACAGTCCTTGCAGGACTATCACGATCAGAAGATTGCCGTTGACGACCCAAATAAGGCTAAGGCTTTCGCTGCTTTCCAATTCAAGGAATCTATTGACAAGCTAGTCCTAGCACATGTTCAGGCGCAGCAGCAGGCACAGCCTGTGCCGGTGCCAGACGGCGGCGGACTAACCCAGGCCGACATTGACAAGGCTATTGCCGTGGCTGCTATGCCGCCGCTGCCGCCCGAGAAAGGATCCGCCGATGCAACGGACCCGCCTAACCCGGCCGCTCAGTAAAGCCGAGTACAAGACATGGCGCCGCCTCGAGAAGCAACTACAGCGGGAAGGACTAGGCGCGATAGATGCTAACATTGACGCTACTGGCTGGACCTTCGCGCGCCCGTCGAACGGGGACAGCGCCACTATTCTCAGTTACAGTCCGGACCGTACAGATTCAGAGGGTGGACACGTCCTGGGACTTGACCTGGACAATGCTGCCGCAAGACGGACATTTGGCGGGGACGGGACCGTGGCAGATACGGACACCGCCTGTGCCGTTGACCGACTCTGTGATGCCGCTAGACTTCTCCCAGACTTCTGCGGCCACTGCCGGCTAATCCAGGATTGGGCCGAAACAGGAAATGCCAAGGCAGCGGCTAAGAGGAACGGATTCCGGCCCGTCACGGCCCATGACCTTATCCAGAAGTTCCTTGCCTGGTCCGGCCTTGTCAATCCCTACTCAAGGAAGACTAGTGAACAGGTCCAGGCAGAAGCGGACCCGCTGCTTTGCCAGGACCCTGTCTGCTCTAAACGGCTCGGCCCCCATTCCCGCCACGGCGCCGCCAAGAAAGTAGCCAAGTACAGGTCGGGACACACCGGCCACCGGGCTATCCCGCCTAAACAGGACCGGCAACAGTATCTGCGTGACTACGACAGGCGGCTACAGGAGCTGCGCCGCAATGGCTAGGAACGGCCCCGTAAAGCGCCTGAGCAGGGAAGAAATAGCAGTCATGAAACCTAACGAACCGACCACGCTTGCACAGGACCTGGAACAGGCCACTAAAGCCGAATACCAGAAACAGACCTGGACCGAGCAGTCAGAATCTATAAGGCGCCTAAATGGCCGGGTCCTGGCCCGGACTGCCGCGCTAATTGACGCAGGGGTCATTGACGACCAGGTCCTGGGCATGCTAGCCCGGCTCAGCTCCATTGCCAAGTCCTGGGCAGCCGCTGAAGATGTACCGCCCAAGGCCGCGCCGACCAGGGCAGAACTAGAAGCCATTGCTAACAAGGGGAAGTGATGCGAAGAGAGAAGCTTACGCTAGACATCGACTGCATTTCCTGCGGGTTCAAAAACATTATTGAGACGCACCTAACACACTTAGTCGGCGCCGAACCGGAGCGGGACAGGACGGCATCCGATAAGAACTTTAGCATTAATGACACATTCACGCCTATGCCAATCTGTGGCAGCGTCGTACTTCTCGGTACTGAAAATAACCGATGGAGAGTAGTCCAGATAGACCGTTCGCTATTGAGATACAAGATCCGACCGGAAAAGCTCTGTACCAAGCATGACTATTCCTGTTGGGACCTGCCTAACGCTGAGCCGATTTGGGAATGACCCCCGCTGCCGCACGTAAGGCCCTGGCCAGGCTGGATCGGCAAGCGCTCTTTACCAGCGCTAACCTGTGCCACCCAAAGCAGCGCCTGCTAGTCGACGATATCGTCTCGAGACAATACCGTAACATCTGTACCCGGGCCGGTCGCCAGTCCGGTAAAAGCCACGGGGTCGGCGCCATTGCCTTCCCATTGCTGGCTATGGCTAACCCAGGGACGAACCTTATCTACGTCACGGCCACGTCAGAGTCCTGCCAGAAAATGGCCTTTGACCCGGCGGCCAAGCTAGTTACCGATTACGAACTGGACTGTAGGCCGTACTATAACAACCACAGTATCAAGTTTGCCAATGGCAGTAACGTCTACTACCTTGGAGCGGACAATCCCAAAACCATCGGGCGCCTGCGCGGGACCCCGAACCTAATCAGTTGTGGCATTGACGAAGCCGGGGTATATAAGTCAGACACGCTGAAAGCCATTATCCAGGCGGTACGGCCCGGGCTACGACCCCGCGCTGGTCTGCTCTGGGTCGGCGGAACCCCGAGCCTGGACGGTCCGCATGGAACCTGGTACGACATAACCCAGTCAGACAAGTTCAAGCAACATTACTTCGACTACCGGGACAATGACCGGGTTCCTTCCTTCGCAGATGCTGAGCAGCTCATTGACGAGGACCTAGCCAGTCAAGGTTTTACCAGGCAGTCCGCGTACTTCCTCCGTGAGTACCTGGCAGAGTTTGCCATCGACCTGTCCGAACGGGTCTACCAGTTCAGCGAAGAGAAGAACCTGTATACGGTCCTGCCCAGTAGCCTTACCTCATTCCTTGTATGTGGGGACACCGGGGTTAAGGATGCCGACGCGCTTGGGGTGCTTGGCTGGTCTGCCACGGACCCGACCGTCTACCTGGTCAAGGAATTCATCAAGCGCGGCCAGGACGTGGACGACCTAGCGCAGATCCTGGTACAGCTCTGGGCCGAGTACAAGCCTATCAAGATTGTCCTGGACGCCGGGGCGAACCTGAAAAGTATCTTGACCCTACAGAACCGGTACCGCGATATTCCTATCGAGGCAGCGATAAAGCCGGCCATTAACCAGCAGATTGCCGAGACTAATAACTTCCTTCGCACCGGACAGTTCAAGTGCCTTCGCAGTTCGCGATTCGCGAAAGAGGTACGGCTACCGGTCTGGCAGGACGGGAAAGTAGGCGGCAAGGTTAACGAGGACGGCCCGCGCAAGTCCGATATCGTCCCTGGCATCCGCTACGGCCTAATCTCCGCTCGGCCGTTCCTGCCCGACAAGGGTACGGTCCTGCCCAGCAAGGCACCTACCGATAAGGCTGTGGACCTAACCGAGCAGCAACTAGACCAGCTCCTGCTCGAGCAGATACAGCGCGAACAAAGCTCAGGGGCTGTCTTGGGGCAGGACTGTACGGACTGGGGCGATGTCAGTAGCGGCGACGGGTTCAATCCGTTCGGTTAGGTCCCGAACTAAACCCACTTCTATGTGGCGGGACCGACAAAGCTACCAGATCCGCGCGCGTTCGCTAAGTTTCTGCGCGTAATCGCCGCAAGTCCCGTCACGATCCGGTCAGTTTCCTGGCATGGCCTGACGCTGGAACTAGACGGGCCGGCTAAGTCGGCCTTTCCCGGACTAGCATCGCCCCGGGCTGACCTGTCACAGGAACCGCGCCGGCCCAGCGCCGAAGAAGAGACGGAAGCTTGGGACATGGTCGGGGACAGTGTCCTGCCTGGCCTACTCGGTGAGGGACAGGTTAACTAGCTATGGCCCTGCCGTATCGGATCGGGAACAAGACTGTAGCCCCTACGGTACGGTGGTGGCTCGCGTTAGACGCCAATATCGGCGCCGAGATGACGGCATGGTGTAACAAGATTGAAGCTAACCAGTGGGGCCGCCGCTTTGACCTGCTCAGCTACTACCGTTACCTAACAGGCCGGCCCGGGTACTTCTCTTACAACTACAGTTGCGTTACCCGGCCAGTCGAGGCTAACCGGTACGGCCGGGCTAAGTGGACGGCGCCAGTCAAGAACATTCTGGCCATGGCCTATTCGGCCCTTAACGCGCGGGTCTATAAGAACCGGGTAGCGCTCCAGGTCTGTCCCGATGCCGGTAACCAGGACAGCCGGGATGAAGCTAAGACCCAAACCCGTTACCTGGACGCGCTGCATGCGAACGGTTTCTGGGACAAAGTAGAGGAATGCGGCTTTGACAGTGTCTGTGCCGGCAAGGGCTTTCTCAAGATTGATACCGGTCTGGACGGTAAAGAGATTTGCCGCACCGTCATTAAGCCTGACGAGCTAATCATTGACCCGACCGAAGCCAGCGTTAATGACGTCCAGACGGCTGTTATTCGCCTGTTCTGTAACCGCTACGTCGTGGCCGACATGTTCCCGGACAAGGCCAAGGAAATACTGCTCGCGCCCCCGGCCGAACTAGGCTTTGCTTATTCCGGCGCTGTCGATACCAGCGACGTCATTGTGCTTCGCGACGGCTATCACAAGGGCGACAAGGACTGTGGAGTTCATGCTCTGACCGTTGGTGACTGCCTGCTCAAGTGCGAACGGGAAGAGATCGAGCGCTTCCCCTGGGCCGAGCTGGTCTGTCAGCCCCTGGGCTACTGGGGTAAGGGACTAGTCGAGGACAGTCTGCCAATGCAGCGGGCCCACAACAGGCTTAGCCGGGCCATTGAAGAGAACATGGTTAGGTCGGGCTGGCCACGGGTCGGCATTATCAAGAACAGCGGCGTTAACGAGGGAGAGATTGCCGCCGGCTCGAGCATGTTCTTTCACTATAACAAGGACATGGCCCCGGCTTTCATTGCCCCGACCGTTATCACTGAAGACCAGTTCCGTTACCACGCTGAACTAGAGCGGGGCATCCTGGACCAATGGGGTGTGTCGGAACAGCAGGTTGCCGGTACCGGTGTCGGCGCCGATGCATCAGGCCGGGCCCGTCTAGCACAGGACCAGATTGATGACCGGCGCCATGTCCCGCTGTTACAGCACCTAGAAGATTTTATCGAGGACTGTGGCTATCTCGAGATTGCAGCAGCCCGCAAGATCAAGCCTAAACTGGTCCTGGTCGGCAAGGCTAAGCAGGCTATTGACTACCCCGGCTTTAGCAAGGACGTAAAGATTCGGGCTTTCCCGATGTCGTCCATTCCCCAGTCCGTTGCAGGCCGGCAGGACTGGATTGACCGGGCCTTTGCGCAGAACCGTATCAGTGCCGAGACTAAGACCCGCCTAGAGGGCATGCCGGATATTGATGGCGAAGTAGACCAGATGACGGCCAGTTCCGACCTGGTTACGTGGCAGCTAGACCAGATCATCGAAACGGGCAAGTACTTGCCCCCGACCGGCGTTGGTGACTTGCGCCTAGCGTTCACCAAGTGCCAGACCCGCATCCAGTATGAGACCCGCCACGAACTAGACCCGGACCGCCTGTCACTGCTCTATCAATACCTGGCCAGCGTCGACGAAATGCTGGCCGATGCCGAGCCGCCGCCTGTTATGGCGCCTGGTATGGCCGGCCCTGGCGCTGTTCCTCCTCCTGGCGGCGCCGCTCCGGAAGGCCCGACCCTTCCCGCTAATATCCCGACCCAATAACAAGGATAGTGATGCCTGATACCGCTACCGTTACTCCCGAAGCTGGCAAGCCTGTATTTACCCCTAATGAACCGACTAGCCTTACTCCTAAAGTCACTGGTGAGGTACATGACCAGCCCGTTAAGACTAACGCGGAGCGCATTGCCGCCACCGTTGCCGCCAAAGCGGCTACCCCTGCCGGTACTGCTGCCGCGACTGCGCCGGCCGTGGCCGCACCTGGGACAGGACCCGGCGCTGGTGCCGCTCTGGACGATGCTGCTATCGCAGCTGCGTCCGCCAAAGCTACGGAGCTTGCCGAAACCAAAACAGCCGTAGTCACTGAGCCTGAAACGTTCGAGCAACGCGCCGCTAAGGCTGCCGAGCTATTCAAGACCGATCCGCTCAAGGCAATGGAAGTCCTGGGCATGCCCCTGGACAAGGTTATCAAGCAAGCAACTGGCGGGGACCCGTCGGAGCCTACCGAGGCTGACAAGCTCAGGGCTGAACTAGAAAAGGAACGAGCTGACCGCGCCGCCGATAACGCTAAGTCCCTGGCAGCGACGGCACAGGCTCAGGCCGAAGCTAACAAGCAAGCGACCGTCGCTGCCATCATTGCCGACCCGGCTTACCCGAACGTGAACAGCCCTGACAAGGTTGCCGCTGCGTTCAAGTACGCTCAGTCAGCTTACAAGATTCTAGTTACTGACCTGGGTAGGGACCTTAACGAGACTGAGAAGGACAAGCTTGTAGCTTATCACCTCAAGAAACAGGATCAGAAGCTTGCCAGCGCCGTTCCTGCCGAACTAAACCCACTTCCTAAGGGAAGCGTGACCAGCACCGTTAAGACTAACGTAGTGGCCGCTCCTGCCGGTACCAAACGGTCCTGGCAACAGATTAAGGCCGACCTTAAGGCCGGCGCTGCTAAGCGCAGCAACTAATTAGCAAAGGTAACTTAGATGGCATTTTTCGATACCGCAGTTAACGACCTGCTTATCCCGTCGCTGCACGAGGGACTAGCCGACATGACCTGGGGATCGCGTTACGGCGCGATCTTCGGCCTGATGCAGAAGAGTGACGAGTCTGGTTCGAGCCACGCGGTCGTGATTGACCTCAGCTTTGGCGGCGGGCAGTCGGCTGATTACGCGACGGCACTGGCCAATACCAGCCTTGTCAACCGAGCTCAGTTCCTTGTCACGCCCTTTAAGGGCTACGGGCTGTCGCGGGTCCCTCTGGACCAGAACCAGTTCACGAAGGGTCCCGAGTCTGCGGCCGTCCTGCTTATGGACGAGTCGGAAAAGGCCATCAACAGTGCTAAGAACGGCATGGACGTTGCGCTGGCCAGCGACGGCTACGGTACCCTGGGCGTTATCGTCACCCCGACGAATACGTCCGGCTCTACCTGGACTGTTACTTTCGCGCTTCAGTCGGAAGTGCTCCGGTTCCGTCCTAACATGGTCGTGACCCAGAAGGACACGGCTGCTGGCACGCTCCAGGTCGGCACGGGCCTTATCACGAACGTGAACGTTGGGACCAAGACCATTACCCTGACGGCGCGGTCCAGCTTCACGCCTACCGCTACGTACTTTATGGGCCAGTCCGGTACTCAGGCGACCGGTACCGCCTTCACGACTTACCCTGGCATTCCTGTTTGGATCCCCCCGGCCGCGTCCCGCCCCGTTTCGGCTACCACGCTGTATGGCGTTGATCGGTCGGTTGACGAGCAGAAGCTTGCCGGGTCGTACCTGGACGGCACTGCCGGGACCATTCTCGAGGGGGTTCTTACCCTTGAGGCTCAGATTGCGAACGTCCCCGGCGCGATGCCGGATACGCTCCTGATGTCGACCAATAACAAGGCCAAGATTCTCAGCGACTGTCAGACGCAGAAGCGTTACGTCGAGACCCGCGAGATTCAGGGCCCTGGTATTACGGTCTACTTTAAGACGGTTTCTATCCAGGGCGTTACTGGCCTGCTCGATATCGTCGAGTCCAGCAACTGGCCGGATAACCTTGTCGCGGTGCTTGACCGTTCTACCTGGTTCATCTCGAGCCCGGGTAACACGCCGATTCGGCCCATCAACAGCAACGGAAGCCCGATCGTGGAAGACCCTGCGTCGGACACTTGTATTACCCGGTTCCGTAGCCAGGCATTCATTTACTGCACCGCGCCGGGCCATAACGGCATGCTTACCGTTCGCGCGTAATAGCGGCAAGGACTAATCATGGCTAACCGATTCCTTTTCACTGACAGGGGCAGCCTAGACAAGGGCCTAGCTGACCTGTTCTGTCAGTTCACTGCCGGCACGTCCGGCGCTGTTCCGACCCATGCTAGCCTGACCCAGTCTAACGGGTTTGGCGAGCCTGTGCTGTCCGGCACCGGTCTGTATACCTTCCACTTGTCGGACCCGTGGGTGGCACTGGCTGACTATAACGTCACTGTCCAACAGGGCACGTTCGATGCCACGCACGGGTACCTTGCTAACCTGGTCACGAACAGCATTACTTCCGGGTCTGACCCGCTTGTGTCGTTCCAGATTCGTAACCTGGCTGGGACTGCTGCCGCGCTGACCAGCGGCGACATTATCCGCGTTCATCTTATCGTTCGCAAGATGGCCAGTAACTAGACTAGCCTAACTTGTCTCCGACCCGGGCCGGTCAGCCTTGTAAACTGGCCGGCCCGTTTCTTTTGAGGACCTATGCCGCTCATTAACAGTGCCAAGAACGCCGCTCGAGTAGCCAATACCAAGCGGGAGATTGAAGCGGGCCGGCCCGTGAAACAGGCCGTGGCTATCGGCTACGCGGTACAGCGCAAGGCCCGCAAGGAACGTAGCAGCGGCAGAACGGTAGCTGACCGATAATGTCCGTTTCTGTTGACTCCCTGATTGACCAGGTCCTTGAGCAGACTGACCGGGTATCTGACCCGACGCTGCCCCGTGCCGAAGTAGCGCAGTACCTGTCCGACGGGGCTAAGTCCCTGTACGATATCTTCCTGGACGCGTTCCCGCACTGGTTCCAGTCCAGCTTTGACTTCACACTTGCCGGCGATACGGCTGCTACCTGTTTCACTGCTGTCCCGGACGACTTCCAGGTAGACCTGGGCCTGGATTGGCTGAACCCGCCCGGCTTTATCGGGCCCTTGACTATCCGTCGGCTGCCCACGTTCCTTGACCGTAACAAGTACGTTTACGGCGCGGTACTTGTGCCGGGCAGCGCTTTCTATTCCCGGCAGTATGAAGTGCAGGACACGAATATCAGGTTGTACCCGTACAGCCAAAGCTCGGGACAGTATCGGCTTTGGTACCAGAAACAGATTCTGGACCTGGCAGTGCCAGATACCAGGACCTTTGCGGTTAACGCTTCGGACATTACGCAGCCCTTCGGCTGGACGTTCAATAACGCTAACTTCGTTGCTGGTGAGGTCGGGTCGGTACTAACCCCGTCCTTTACCCAGGTGACCCGGTCCTTTGCTATTGACGCGGCTGATACTACTGCCGGCGGGATTGGCTGGGCCATGTCTAACGCTAACTTCACGGCCGGGGATGTCGGCGGGACTATCACGCCTAACTTCGCTGCCCCTAATACTGCTTTCAATGTTGCTTGGACGATTGCTTCAGTGCTAAGCCCAACTACAATTACGACGGTTCCAGCTACAGGGACGTTCGGTGCTTTCACGTCCCCGCCTAGTGGTACCGCTTCTATTGCTGCCCTGTCTAACTCGGTCTTTAACGTTCCATATACGATTACGGCCGTCCTGTCCGGTCAGCAGATCGAAGTCACTCCTGACCCTGAATCGCTCGGGACGTTCCAGACCCCGCCGACCGGGACCGTAGCCGTAGCTACTCCTGCCCCGGGTACCCGTGCCGACCTGCCCCAGGTCTTGACCCCGTGGCAGCTTTACCTAAAGACGTTCGCGTCAATCTCGGTACGGATAAAGTACGAAGAAGGGGTAGGCGAGCTACAGGCTAGGCTTGACCGGGAAATGGCTCGAGCCGTTCGTATGTCGGAAAAGCGCGACTCCGACCTGCGTCAGGTCCCGATTATTGCCGGCGGCCCATTCGGCCAGGGCATTGACAGTCCTAACTTTGATAGTGGCGTGTATGGTGATGGAGGTTGGTAACGTGGTAGAATTAGCCATGAATCTTCGTCCTTGCATCGGCGTATTGCAAGGCGCCATTGATTACCTGGTTCACTTCTAATGCCAGTTACAGTTCCCTTCCAGGACCGGCGCACCGGTAACCAGGACATCGACAGGCTGAGCCAGGACGTGGCCCAGGCTGTGCGGGGCCTACAAGAACAGCTCCGGCCCCCCCAGTCACTGACTATCTCGTCCAGCGCTATCCTGGGCCGCCAGACGACGGTTACAGTGACGGCTGAAGCCTTCAAGCCCGTGACCTTGACCTTGCCGAACCAGCCCCCGTCTAATCAGTCGACGCGCATTGTCAATAACAGCGCTTACCCGGTTAGTGTCCGGACGGCTGACAGCCTGACCGTATTCGGCGCGGTACAGCCCGGCTCGAGCCTGACTGTTAACGCAGATGGAAAGCGCTGGTCGGCTTAGCGATGAAGCTCTTCCTGGACGGCTCGGCTATGCGCAGCCAAGGCAAGCTCGTTAACCATTCTAGAACTGGGCTCGGCAGTCCCTGTCGACTTCAGTATTTTCCTGCAAATATCTCTGAACTTGCCCCAGTTCATGGAGACTATTCCAAGGCTGGAATACGACAGAAAAATCCGCTCTACCGTCTGGCTCAAGGTCATGTTCGTATCCTCCAAGGACAGAATGACATCGTCCCCGTAGCCGTCAAGAACTATTTTTAGCCGCCATGGCACTTACACCGCAAAGCGTCGACGTCTTCCTGTCTAATAACGACAGCCAGCCCGCGCCGCACCAGGGCGTACAGGGGCGCATCCAGGCCCTGTCTAATGCGATGTCTACGCATTTCCAGCACGGCACCCCGACGATGCCTCCCCGGTTCAGCCTCGAGCCGCGCGGGGGCTTTACGAACCTGGCTATTGCTTGCCGGGACACGGCCGGGACGGAACTGCAACCGACCTGGGATGACCCGAGCTATCTAGGAACGGTTGGGGACAGCCTTGTCACGGTAGAGAACCGGCATCCCCGGGTCTGGAACGGCTTTGACTATTGGGTGGACTACCGCGACACAACTACGGTCCTCACTAACAAGCTCAGGGAAGATACGCTAGTAGGCGGGTACGGGACTATCCAGTGCCCGGACCACGCGGTTATCGGGAATGTCCAGGCCGTATGCTTTACCCTGAACCTGAACCAGATTTGGCTTGGCTTCCGCGAGGCTAACGGCTCGGATGCTGACCCGTCCAATGCCAGTAAGCTGACCGGCCCCTGGATTATCCCGCCATTCAACGTCACGGGCAATCTGACCGGCAATAGCGTTAGCCATGTCCTGACCGACGGGACTGTGTTCTTCCTGATCTATAACGACGACGGGGCAGGACTGTTCCGGGTCAAGGCTTACGACACGCACGGTGTCCTGCTGGATAGTGACAGCTTCGCTAAGCTTGACGGCAATAAGGTTCCCGGGTATTGGGACACGACCGTCGACGCGCATAACAGCGCCAGCCTTATCCATGCCCAGCCCCTGGCTAGCACGGCCGTTCCAGCTACGGACGTACATGTCCGGTTCACCCGTATCGGCTACTCTTCCGGCATTACCCTGTCCGGGACCAGCGACGCAACAGTAATCTGTAACAGTCGCTGCCAGTGGCTCAAGAACGCCTTTGACACGACTAATAACTACCTAGTCACGACTGGCCCCGGGTCGGTTAATATGCGGCTCAGGGCTTACCGTATCGGGACCAGCCTGGCCCAAACTGCGGAATGGGACATTGACGATCCTTCCCTGGACGTTGACGCAATCGCCGGCTATGTCACGTCCGAATCCAGCGCCATTGCTATCTATGCCGTCATCGGCTTTCTCGAGCCACAGCAGGATACGGGGCCACAGTATGACCCCCAACTGCGCTTTATTCAAACCTACCGCGTTGACGGCGGCGGCGTAACGCTGCCCCGGCGCAGTACTAGCCAGGCGCTGGTTAGCCGTAGCTTCCTTGTCGGTACTGACTGGATCGAGACCACGTTCTATCAATCCGGGTCTGGCCTGGACAATACCGCCACAGTGATTAACCCTGAGATTCAGGGGGGCGACTACTTTACTGGTAGCGCTAAGCAGTCCATTACCGTTCTTACCGGCGACTATACGACCGGCGCCAGCATGACGGCGCAACTTGCCGGAGTCGTGGCTACTGTCGGCCAAGGCGCGGCCGTGGCCATTCTTAACACCGACACGGTAGCCGCCACGACTAGTACCGGAGCCGGTGACTTCGCGGGCATTCCCGCCGGCACCCCGTTACTTGACTGGCACATGGGAAACTGGCCGGGTATCAGCACCGTAACGTCAAGAGGCGGTGACTTGGCAGTGGTGGGTAGTACTGGCGTGACCGGTGCTAATGGGCATTGGACCGTCATGGGCAGCAGCAGCGGCGCGGGCGGACATATCTATACCCGTACCGTTGCTAGAACCGGAACGGGATTGACTCCTGGTACGTTCAATGCGGCTGGACTGTTCCAGGTCATTGCCCAGGCGGCTTATAGCACGCAAGCTACCGGAGCAGGTCCTGACGATGTCATTTCCAAGCTTGGCAGCACGTCCAGTGACATCTTCGTAGGCGGTCACTTGACGGCCACTGGAACCAGTTCCGGAAACAACATTAGTAACGCTCTGATTACGCGCGTGACTGGCGTTGACGACTCCGACCCTACTACCGTATGGGGCAGTACCGGATTCCCGATTAGCGGCGTCTGGGTTCCCTGGTCGGCACAGACCACGGCAAGTACGGCCGGTACCCGTGTCTTGACTCCGCTGGTACCGAATAGCTGGTTCCTGGACGGCGGCAATGACTTTTCTAGCACCGGGACCGGCGCCACGCTTGACGTGTCAGGCGACGTTAACGACGGGAATAACGGCTCGTTCCCGGTTACGTCCTATACTTCGACTACCATCGTAACCGGCTCCGAACCTGGACAGGTAACGGAAAAGTTTGTTGCTGGTCATCTCCCGACAGTAAGCCTCGAGCTTGGCGTTGACAGCCCGCCGTTCACGTTCCTGCTACAGGACTTGACTGCTGAGTTGACTACTAACCCTTTTCGGTTCATTGGAGCGCTGTTGCTGTTCAATTCCAGCAACCCGGCTGCTACTGGAACGTACCGGATTACCGGGTACAAGCCTGACCTGAGCGGCGTCATCTACACTGAAAGAGTAGTCCAGGCGGACGACATCCAGGCTCAAGCGCTGGTTGACCCCCCGGACAACGTAACCATTTACCTTCCCGTCGCCAATACCAGCCCGTTTCAGCCCACGTTCTTCTTTGTACCTGCCACTGGTAAGCGCGCGTTCGTGGGCATGTTTGATCGGTTGACGGCCTATAACAACTGGCGGCAGCTCGGCGCTAACCAGTTTATGGGACATATCACGGACGTTTTGAACGTGTCCGGCACCTATACCGTCATGTGCCCGACGGCCCAGGAGCGGGTCAGTACCGTCAATGATAACCAGCAGTTAGCCGGTTCCGGTACTGTCGGAATCAAGTGCTGGACTATCCAAACTGATACCGGACTTGGAACCGGACATTATCTGTCTGGTACGGCTACGGTCAGCTTCGAGCAGGACGCATTTCCAGAAGACGGCTTTGCCCTGGCACCGGAAGCCCCGTGGCTGGTAAGCGTCGGTCCGGCCGGTGGCATTACCGACCTGGCGCTAAAAACTGGCGGGACGTATGTCTATACCTTTATCTGGGAAGGCAAGGACAGCCAGGGTAACCGGGTCTTCTCCCCTCCTAGCCCGCCACTGGAAGTGTCCTTGACCGGTACTGACGCGCAAATCGTAATCGGCGGGGACTTGCCGATGCCGTGGAATACTACACCGGACCAGATTACGGGACAGTACGGGATTACGAACCGGTCCCCGCTTACGCTTAACGTAGAGCGTACCAGTTACGTCAATGGCATACCGACTACTACCCGGTACAAGATTACTAACGACCTGTTGCCGAATGCTACGGCTCCGATTAGTGCCAGCAACCCGTCGGGCTTTAACTTCACTGGCACCAGTCATATCCAGTTCACTTACCTGGACCAGAACACGGACCAGATTATCCAGAAGAATGAACAGGACTATTCCTTGTCGTTCCTGCCTCGGTTCGGCTTCCCGGCCTGCTCTGACATGGAGACCTGGAACGACCGGCTTTGGTTTGTCCTGCCCGATGGAAGCATCGGCTTTAGTACGCCACTGACCGATGGGACACGGCCTAACTGGTTCCCTGGCTTCATTGTGTCCGCGCCGCCCGGTGACCGCGCCGTCGCTGTTCGGGGCATGCAACAGTTCCTGATTGTGCTTGGCGAGCGTAGCCATTGGTACCTACCGGCAACGGCGCTGCCAAGCGCGGCCCTGATTGATGTCGGTCAGATTCCTATCCCGACCCTTATTCCACTACCCTTTACTAACGGCTGTACTGGACAGGCCCTGACTACTGCGGCAGGGGTCATGTACGCCTCTAGCGCGGGAGGTATCTGGACTGATACTAGGTCCTTAACTAATGACTTCCTGTCTCAGCCCATGGTTAACCAATTCAAGGCCATGACAGCGTCTGGTCGGAAAGTTACCTCTATCGTCATTGACCGGGACCAGCGCATTGCGTTTGGTACCGGGACGACCATTATCGTCTACGACGCTGTATCTGGCCTGTGGTCGGAACAGACCTTGCCTGGTAACGTCGGTAAGTTGACGGTCTTCAACGGCGCATTGATTGCCCGTATGGGCACGTTCGTTATGCAGCAGTCCAGCGCCGTCAATGACACTACCGATAACGGCGTAACCCCGATTGACTGGGACGTGGACATGGCCGGAATTAGCTTCGGCTCTGTTCGTGCCTTTCAGCGGCTTTGGCGCATACAGGTTATCGGCCAGTACCGCGCCGCGCATAACATGGACCTGACGTTTACGTACCCGGATGACTTCCCGGATGACCCTACGGACTGCCCTAGGTTCGTGCCGGTTGCGGGCCAGCCTTATCTAATTGAGGCTATTCCTGGACATGGCAAGGCAAGTCAGTTTGGGGTACATATCAGCATCAACCATGACGGGCTAGACCCGGGCGCGTCCTGTACGCTAGAGTTACTAGCGGCTAAGGTCGGGTTGCAGCCGGGACAGAAGCAGGTCCCGAGCGGACACCGGGTCTAGGTAGTGATTTCGACATCGTACCTAACCTGCCCATTTCCCAGATAGGTGCACATCGCGTCACGTCCGCTCTCCCTCTTCGGGTGAGGGCGCCCGCAAGAGCCGCAGTAGTTCCTTGGCTGCTGCATTCCAGAAGCTACGATGGGCGTAGGCGGCGTCCACGGCGTAGGCGGCGTAGGCGTCGTAGTCGGTGCCGGCGGCGTAGGCGGAGGAGGAGGAGGAGGCGGATCGTGCTGCCCGCCAGTCCGCGACTGGCGGTTTATCGCCCGTATTCACCCACCGCTCAAACAGCGCGGCCACGCCATCCACCGCTGACTTGACGGCTGGTAGCTCAAGCGACCGCTCCGGACCCCCCCGCAGCAGCCACAGTGCGAACCGCGGCCAGACCAGCGTGAGGTCCGCCCCCACTGGAATCGCAGACAGGAACGCCGCTGGCCACTTCATCGCCTCGGACTCGGGCAGTCGCTCGAAGATCTGATCTTCCAGCCGCGCCAACCCCACCGGGATTCCCAACTCGATCGGGTACCGCGCATGGTCGTAAGCCTCTAGCGTACAGCCAATGGCGCAGCCTCGGCCGTTGTCCCAGCCTGTTCCCTGGATGATACGGTCAGCTTTGGCGTGGGCGCGTACACGACGGAGGTACTTCGCTTTGACTGCGGGGTCGTTGTGGTAGGCGAGCATGGCAATTTCTCCTGTGCCTAAACTACCCTGTTCCTGTACAGTACAAGAACTTTCGCGATACACAGGGCAGGTTCGTGTATGAAGCGCCATCCCGATGCTATGGTATAATAGATGCATGGCCGTCCCCAGTGGTTGTTTAAAGCATCGGATGCGCCCAGGTCCAGTTAGGCGTAAGGCGCGTACGGTAAAAACCAAGTTTCCGTCTAAGCTGCGACGACTAACAGACCTGGAATATGAGACCAGACTTAGGGCGCAGGACGGTTGCTGTGCTATTTGCGAACTAGCGCCCGGTCCGGAAAGACTTGCTCGAGATCACTTCCATTATACAGGACGAGATAGGCAGTTGTTGTGCCGATTCTGTAACATGGGGGTTAGGAATGTTTAAAGATAACATACAGTTGCTTTCAAAGGCAATTGTCTATCTTAATAGACACCGAACTAAACACACTTCACAGTAGCCGCCGCCAATGAATTCCCCTAGCCTGGCCGGGTCCGTAAGATAGCAGGAACCGCGCTAGAACGCTCCGGGGGGCCACGGTACATAGGCCAGATCAGCGCTGGCCCGGTAAGACGGGCGCCTGGGAAGGCTGAATAAATGCTTCATGGTAGTATGACTTTGGGTTACTGTAATGTGACTCTAAGCAGGGCTATCGCCTTGCCCGAACTAAACCCACTTCATAAGCATGGGTGTGTTTGACGGACTTGCGTCCTGGTTGTTCGGCGCTGACCCGATCAGTGACTCCAACGTCAAGCAACAGGAAGCGCTGTTGCAGCAGCAGTCCGCGCAGTACGCCGCTCGAGAACAGCAGGACTATCAGCGGCAGCTCGGCTACGGCCAGATGCTGCAAAATCAGATTGCCGGGACCGGCGCGCCCAGCGTTGCCCAGCGCCAACTTGTCGCCGGTCTTGACCAGCAGAACCGTAACCAGGCCAGTCAAGTAGCCGGCGCGTCCGGCTCTAACGCCGCGCTAGCCAATTACGGCGCCATGCTGCAAGCGGGACAGGCCGGCGCCCAGATGAACCAGCAACAGGCCGTGCTTAGGGCCCAGGAGATCCAGTCCGCTCAGAATCAACTCGGGGGCCTGTACAGTTCAATGGGTCAGCGCAGCATGGGCGGGTACGGTACGGCCCTGGGCGGGGCCCAGAACTATGCCGGCATGGCTACGTCCATTGCCCAGGCTAACCAGCGCGCCCAAATGGCCGCTACTGGCACGCTCCTGTCCACGGCCGGGACCCTTGGAGCTGCTGCCCTGGGCGGCCCTGCTGCCGGTGCGGTTGGTACCGCTGCTGGCAATGCCGGCGCCGCTTACAGCGCTGCCCAGCCCGGCTACGCTGCGTCTCAGCAGGCGGGGTATGGCGGCGCCACCCCTAACGCTTACAGCGCTGCCCAGCCCGGCTACGGCGCGTCCTTGACGGCTGGCGATCAGCCTCAGGACCCGTACCAGTCCAGTTACAGCAATGGCGTGTATAACCCGCCGAGAGCAGGTAATAGCGGGCCGGGGCAGTACTAGCCCATGCTCGACCAGAACGGTAACTGGATTCCCGATGCGCCGCTGCCCCTAGACCCGTTCGCGCCGCAACTGGCCCCTACCGACCCTAACGCGCGGCCCGTAGTCCAGTCCGCTACCGATACCGCCGCCGCCCAGGCCGCTGCTTATCAGCCGCCGCCGGTAGTCGCTCCAAGCCTCGCACCGCCCGTCCCGGCGCCTCCCCAGCAAGCACCTACTAGCGCTCCGGTCGCACCGGTCAGCAACGGTATGGTTCCTGTCCAGGAAACGCCCAATGTGGCTACAGGGACGGGCGGCGGCGGGATTAAAGTACCAGCACTTGACCAGGAAGTAGCCCGGCAACAGGCCGCGTCTAACGCTATCCAGGGCGCCGAGACCGAACAGGGCAACGCCCTAGCCGCTCAGTCAGCAGCCGAAGCCATGGCGCGCGAGCACGGCGCCGCGCAGATGCAGATTCAGCAGGAGAAGATCAAGGCTCTGCAAGCCCAGCGCGATGCGGATGTGCAGCGGATTAACGAGGACCAGCAACGGGTCTATGACGAAGCGCATAAGACGACTATCCCGGACTTTTACGATGGCAGTTCAGGCCGGCACGTTGCCGCCGCTATCAGCATGGCACTGGGCGAAGCTGGGCGGGGCCTTACCGCTTTTGCTACGGGCGCGAACGTCGGGAATACGGCCAAGGACGTAATTGACAATCAGATTCGGCTCTATGCGACTCAGCAGAAGGAAAAGATAGATAACCTGTTCAAGTACGCCGCTGCCCGTAACCAGCTTGGCGAGGAACAGAAAGCTAACTGGGCGTCGAAGCTAAATGACCTACAGTTCCAGATGGCCGCGCTGCATCAGTCAGTTGCTGACCATGTCCTTGAGGTATCCGCCGCTGCCAAGGGCCGCGTAGACCAGGCACAAGCTCAGGTCCTGGCCCAGACCCAACAGCAAGCGTCAGTTAACTTGCAGGATGCTGCGAGGCAACGTGCCTATGAGAATCAGATACAGAAGCGAAAGCTGGGCATTGAAGGGTTCAACGCCCAGACGGCCCGTATCGCTGCTGTAGCGCAGAAGGAAGCAGCCGCTAACGAAAAGGCCGTTAAATCTATCAGTGCAGAGTTTGATAAGGACGAATCCCGTCTAATGGGCACGGCTCGAGCCCCGGGCCTAATCATGAAGCAGCAGGGTATCCGCGAGCTTGGTAACGGACTGCGCGAAGCCATTGCCACTAATGACCCGGACAAGATTGCTCCTGCTGTGGCTGCCGTCAAGGAACAGATTGCGCGATTCAATACCGGCGCTGCTCCGTCGCATCAACAGATGCAGCTCCTGGACGACCTTACGTCTGACCCGTCTAAGACCCGAGAGAAGATTAGCCGGCTACTGGGCAGCACTGAAAAGTCTAAGCAGACCCTGACCGCTATCGTTAACCTAGTAGACCAGTCCGACGAACATGCTGTTAAGCAGATTGACGCCGCTAGACAGGGACTCATAAACAAGTATCAGGCTACAGGTAGGGGCATTGCTTCTACTTCTGCTCAGGCTAAGCACGTCGAGGGGCGGCTCGGTGGGCTATTCGGTACCCAGACGGTACGGACGCCACAAGGCGAGGTACCGCGCTATGGTGAGGGCGGCGCCGCGCAGACCCATACAGCGCCGGCTAGTCAATACCCAGTTGGTACCCGCGCCACTTCTGGCGGTAAGCCTATTGTATGGAACGGCTCAGTGTGGGAGGCGGCTAAGTAATGCCCGATCTAGTTCCTGACGATGGCAGTATCCAGCTTGCGCCGGACCCTGGGTCTATTCAGGCCCCGGGCCAGCCCCAGACCGCCCCAGCCCCACAACAGCCCGGTGGCTTTGCTAGCCTAGGTCGTGGCGTCATCCAAGGGGCTACGCTCGGATACAGTGACGAGATTAGCGGAGCCATTGAATCGCTGTTCAGCGATAAGACTTACCAGCAAGCCCGGGACGAGTCGAGGGCAGCCAATGAACAGGCCAAAGCCGCGCATCCTTTCCTATATGGCGGCGGTGAGATCGGTGGCGGTATTGCTTCTGCTTTTGTTCCTGGGCTGGGCATTGCCAAAGGGGCGGGACTGGCTAAAACTGCTCTAACCCTTGGCGCGCAAGGTGGCGCCGCTGCTCTTGGTGGGTCTACCGCTGAACTTACCGGCCCTAACCGGGACATTGGCGGCGCAATCAAGGACACGGCTGTAGGGTTCGGCCTAGGGGCCGGTATCGGTGCCGCCGCGCACGGGCTAAGTTCTGTACTGGCGTCTGCCCCTGAAAAGGCCATGGCTGACCGGGCCGCTAACGTCGCGCAAGGGTCGGGCACGAAAGGCTCGGCAACGCTTACGATCAAGAAAGCGCTAGCCCGTGACCCGGAAGCCATTGACAAGGCACTTACTACTTCGTTCGAATCCGAAACCAGCAAGAAACCGATCGCGCTAGAGCGTATCATGCGCGAGTCGGCTAAGGACGTGCTACCGGTAGTTGAGGAACGGGCCAGCCAAGTTGCCGCCAAGCTCGGCCCCGTCTACAAAGCAGCGGACAAGGTAGAGGGCGGTCTAAGCCTGCACAACTTCATCAACCACGTTGACGACGAAATCGCGACGCTGTCTAAGAACCCTGAAAACGAGAAGCTTGTAGAGACCTTGGCCGACGCTAAGCGCAGCGCGCTAAAGGCATGGGCTCCGGAGCTTGAACAGAAGCTAGCTAGCAACGCCACGGCTAACAAGCTGGGCCTTGTAGGGCAGATGTTCAAGAACCTGGACGAGGTCCGTATCCCGTACCAGGATTTCCGGTCCTGGGTCAGCCACCTACAGAAGGAAGGAACGAACGGTACCCGGACTATTATGGACATGAAAGCTGCTCAGGCTGCCAAGATGAAGCTTGGCACGAACCTGCGCGATTTCCTCATGTCGGACCTAGAAGCCCTGGCAGAGCGGCACCCGGACGCGGGAATCTCGGTTGAAAAACTGGCAGCCAATAATCGGGAATACTCCGCACTTGCCAATATCCAGGACGCCGTAGAATCGCGGTTCTGGAAAGAGAATGCAGGGAACAGTTCCGGCAAGGGACATGCAGCTCAGCTTATCGGGGCCGGTATCGGCGCCTTGGCTGGCGGGGCTATTCCTATCCCCGGTGTCGGACACGCTATCGGGGCGGCCGTTGGCGGCGCTGTAGGCGCTAAGGCGGCTTCTGGTCTGGCCGGAGCGGGACAGTCCGCGACTAAGACCCTGGCTAACGCGCACAGTAAGATAGCCGAGCTTGCGGCTCGAGCGGCGGCCGGTGACGTACATGCCAAGGCGCTGCTACACGCGATTCATGGTAGCCCGCAAATCATGTCCCGGCTGGCCGGACTGCATGCCCATAGCTTGACTGAGGGGATGTAATGCCGGCGCTTGGCTATGCTCCCGCCCAGCTTGACCCGGCCGAAGCCCTATTGACCATTACCGGTGTTGGCCTGTTGACTGGCGAGCGCAAGGCCGACATTAGCACTGACGAGATCAAGCGTGCTGCTGTCCTGGCCGACACAATCGAGATGAAGGCTAAGGCCACGTTTAATCAGTCGCTGGACAGCCGCGCGCCCGCTCCTATCAACTTCCGGCGCAGTCTTAGACAGCTTAGTTCTATTCAGGACCATGGCAAGCACGCGGACCGTATGGAACGGTTCCCGTCCGGGTATACGCGGCTCGGAATCAGTTACAATATCCTGCTGCACCAGCTCCAGGCCGAAATCCTCAAGATGATGCCGGTACAGACCTGGCAGGGCATTGGCGGCACCGAAACTGCGCCGCCTAGTGATCTAAAGTTTTGGAAGTTTCTTTCCATTCTACAGGTCATCGACGAACCTCTTACGGTCTTTCGCCTTATCGCTAATGGGCAGCTCCTAAAGAAACAGGCACTAGCCGTCAAAGCCATTTACCCGTCCGTAGCCGAAGCGATTACGACCGCGCTAACCACGTGCTGGATTAGCCACAAAGCAGTCAAGGCCGATTACCGGCCTAATTGGATACTTAACAAGGGCTTGGCCGCCTGGTTCGAGGGTAGCCCAATGCCACCTGATATGCTGCGCCGTGCCCAGTCTATGCATATCATGGCTAACCAGGCAGCAGCCATGGCTAAACAGAATCCGCAAGGGCCTGAGCCGCCTGGACAGACCAGCGCCAGCCCGTCACAGCGCGCACAGTACGGCGCTATTCAGTAGTTCGAACTAAACCCACTTCTAAGGATACGCATGTCCCTTATTTTCGGCGAAGGCAAAGACTGTTACTTTCTAGGAGGTCAAGAGCCTATCGCGGCTAACTTGCTGTCCGGCGCTGCCACCTTGGCGGGCGGCGCTATCCCGATGAAGATGATGTCCAGCTCGGGATTGCAGCTTGTCGTGGACCCTTACGTTAGGACCATTGTCCATAACGCCGCTGACTCGGTCGTGGCCAGCTCCGGTACGTGGCATTTCGTTAACGGAAACTTTACCGCCGATGACGTCGGCGGGTCCTTTACGGTTACTGGCGCATCTAACTCAGGGAATAACGGGACCTTTGTTATCCTGACCCGTGTCAGCGCTACGAATGTGACTACGGCTACGACCGGCCTGGTTAATGAGACGTTCGGCCCTGGCGTGGCCGTATCCCTGTCTGACGATACCTTGGCCGGCTCTTGGAAAATCGAGATTAGCAACGATGTCAGCCTGGCCAGTGGCGGCGGCAATTTCGGCCAGACTCCTACGGCTGGTCACTGGACTGACATTACCGCCCTGTATGCGTCTCCCGCTATCGCTGCTGTCATCGCCGCGCCTAGCGCTACTCGATCACAGTTTGCCCAGGGACAGTTGACTGTCAGGGCTCTGCGCGTTTCCTTTACCTCTACTTCCGGTCGCGGCTACCCGCTAGCTATCGGGAAGAACCAGAACTGGGCTTAACATGGCAATCGTCAGCATAAACTACCCTTCTATCGCTGCCTGTGAAGCGGCCCCTGGCGCGGCCGGCTTTGACGCTGGCAGCACTGCCGTTATCGGGACCAGTAACTTCACGCTAGAGGTCAGCTCGGCTGCTATCGACCATACGACGGTCCTGGACGCCAAGATTGGTGGCATCCGCTGGCTAATCTCGGCCAACCCGGCTACTTCCATTTCCGGCCTGACCGGCGACGTAACGGCTACCGGTCCAGGTTCGGCTGCCGCTACCGTCGCGAATATTCCTACCACGGCTACCATGGCCGGCAAGGTAACGGCTACGGCAATCGCTGCCCCGTCGACTCCAGCGTCTGGCAAGGGCGCTATTTACGTCGACAGTACCAGTAAGAACTTGGCTGTCAAGGACGATGCCGGAGTAGTTAAACACGGCGTCCAGTCCATGACGACGGCTAACAAGATCGTTACGGCAATCTCCGACGCTGGAGCGGTTAGCACAGTTGACAATACCTGGTTTGACCAGCAAAAGGCATTCCTGATCAGTAAGGTCAGTCAACTAACCGGGTTCGGCTATATCAAGTGCGGTCAGTACGGGCTAGGAGCGGCCGTTGCGTCCACCTTTACCAATGCGGCGGCTATCGAGGGCGGCGCAATCGGTAACCCCGCCAGCGGCGCCGTCACCTTTGGCGGCCCCGTATTCCAAAACTGCCAGACCGGTAAATTCGGTATCGCTTTCCGTGGCAAGCTGGCCGTTACCATTACTGGATCTTTCGCTGAAATTGGCATTATCAATTCTGCTGCGTCAAGGCACGGAGGAGTCATGTCGCAATTCGACACTGACGCGACTCATTACTGCCTATCGCTGGCCGCTTCCAATACTGCCACTAGCGTTGTCAATGACGGCGGTATCCATGACTTCGCGCTTACCAGCGATGGGACTACATTGACCCTGTGGATTGATGGCGCCAGCGCCACTACCCGCGCGACTTCGGGCGTTACTGCTGAGGCCCTTGCCCCGATGGTTAACGGTACGACGGCTGGCCAAGCCGCTGCTATGCAGGTCTGCTACGGCTACGTAGCGCCGTAGCCCATGCCTGTCTTTCCATCACCTGGCGGAGGCGGATCCAGCATCATCGCTGACTATCCGCTGATCAATACTGCTGGCACGCTTAGCCTCGGCACATCGCTGGTTAACAATGCTATTCAGTTTGTTAGCCCAGACGGTAACGACTCCCACGACGGACTAGGCTGGCTTACGGCTAAGCAGACCCTTTACGCTGCTGCCAATGTCCTGATTACTGCCGGCGGCGGTACGCTTAACTATGTCGAGGGCTGTTCCGTCAGCGGTCCCGTGTCAGGACAAGGACTATGGTTTCAAGGTGACGGGCTGGCCCGGCCAGGATTTCTAGCGTCCGTGCCGCTGCTGATTCAAGGATACGGTAAGTCCACATTCCGTGCCTTTGAACGGCCAGTGCCGGCGACGTTCACCGGCGGCGGCGGCAGGACCAATCCTGGCATTTGGGTGGTTGGCAGCAATAACCCAATGCGGTTTGAGTCGATGCAACTCGGCGGGTCGCAGCAGGTCTTTGCCATGGTCGGCGCTGACTTCGACCGCAAGACGGACGGTACCGTACTGAACCTGACCGTCACCAATGCTACCAGGACCGGAACCAGCACTGTCTATACCGTCACGCTTCCTACCGGGCTTGGTATTGCCAGCGCTAGCCGTACCTCGAACGTCACCACCCTAACCGTTACTAACCCGGGAGTGAAGTGGCCGCCCTGGCGCGTGAACCAGATTGTAAAGGTCACTAGCACTAACGTTAACTTCGCTAGCGGTAACTATACCCTAACTGACGTGGACGGTAATCCTGGTGCTCAGGCTACGTATACGATCAAGTATGCTGAGACGGCAGCCGACCAGGCCCCTACCGCTAACATCGGCACCGTACAGTCACACTCCTGTGGCGGCACCCTGGCAGACGGTAATGACGGCGAATATCTGGTTCTAACGTCTTCTAGTTCCCACTTTGTATCTACGCAGTACAAGGTTACGGCCTTCACGGTCGACACCATTACGGTTCTGGATGTGTTTGGTGACGGTAACCAGAACGTCAATAACCCTGGCACGCTGGCGCATATCGAGGCTCGAGGGGCCGGGTCTAACCAGATCGAGTTTCACAACTGCGCCGACGCTATCAATAACCAGACTAATTCATTCTCCGGCCCTAGCTACTGGATTGGCCATAACAACGCTAATCCGACCTGGCTAGACGGCTGCTGGTTCGAGGGCTACGTAGGCGACGGTACCGGTCCGCGCGATGAGGACCGTATGGCGGCCGTCTTTTGCTTCCCTGGTCAGACCGGTAACGGTTCAGTGCGGGCTACAAACGTATACGGCACTAACGGCTCTATCCGTACCCGCGTACCGTCTAGCGGGAACGGCCAGACGTCTGTCAAGTACGCTGTAATCGAATCTAACTTCATCGCCCTGAACCTACCGGCAGTAGCCATGCTCGGGAACAGCTCTTGCAGCATCTACTGCGAGAACGTAAACAATGCCGACGCTTCTACTGCCACCGACAGCGTAACCGTAACCGGTCTGCTACCTAGCGGGATTGAGATTCTACGGTGCGGCAAGGTAACTGCTCCGGGTCTAGCTGGCGACCGTTGGGATACCCCTTCTTTGTGGGCCAGTGGCGGCGCCGTCAACCCCAGTCCTTGGCAGTACGGCCAAATTACGCAATGGGCTGACGGGCGCATCACCGGAAAGCATCCGGGTAGCCCCCGTGCTTTCGGCCCAGTTGCGGCGCGGTTTCAGAACGTCATGTCAGCTCCTGGTAGCTGGATTGGCGGCGCTCACACTACCATTACGACCACTGGCGAGACAGCGCCGGACGGCACTACTACGGCCGCCAAGAGTACGACTACTCTTTACGAGTATACCCAGATCAAGCCTAACGGCGCCGATGGCAATACCTGGACTGTCGGTGGCCGTCTAGTAATTTGCGGCTGGATGAATTTTGACGCCCCGGCGGGCATGATCTCGACTGAGCTTTTCCGGCTCATTCCCTCTAACGGCCTGACCTTCTCTGAGGGCGATTCTATCCCGGTGCCGTACAACGCTGCCGGGTGGCAGTTCGTGTCAGCTTACCGCACTGTTTCTGCCACTGGCAGCACTACCCCAAGCTATATCATTGACGTAGGCGTCCCGACTAACGCCACGGTCTATATGTGGGGGATGACGGCCTTTTACGTTCCTTCCACGGTTAATGCCAATGACTTCGCAGAACTTGTCGGGACTGTCCGTCACCAGGCGCTGTACCTTCCCGCCGGAACGTCCGGAACTATGGAAGCACAAAAGTTCTACGGTCATGGCGGGGTAGGTGTTGGCTTTACCGGCGACACTAAGATCGGCGCCGTTGACTTTGCCGACGGGCAATCTGCCGTGCTATCAGCCGCTAATAAGGCTACCAGGATCTATAACAACCTGACAGGCACCTTTCAGGTCAGTATTAACGGTGGCGCCTACGTGGACGAGTAATGGCCAGCACTAGAGCAAATAGGACCCAATACTTTCTCAGTGACACGCTTGCGCTGCAAACGGTTAGCGCCGTTGCTCAACTTGTACCGGACTCGAACGGTCGCGGATTCGTCGTCCAGCAAATCACCTGTAAGCTCATCTCAGCATCGTCTCCGGTCGGGACTGCAATTCTTACCGGCTCGCTAGCTACTGCCGTCGCGGCGTCCGCGTCCCTCGCGGCTGCCGTTCTGGTCACTCCAGGCAATATTATTGCCGTGGGAGTGCCGACCCTTCCACAAACCCCACTGACCGGGGCCCTATCCTTGACGGTAGGGACGGCCCTGGCGTCCGGTACGGCTGTCGTACAGTTCATTACCTGGGGCTACTACCTATGATTCCTGGTCACACGCACGCGCTCAATATCCAGGGAGGTACTACCGCAGCCACGACCGGCACTAACGTAATGGCCAGCACTGCTACGGGCGGGTCAGCTCGAGCGGCGGCAATTCAGCCGGCCAGCACTGGCGGCGGACTGGCCCATAACAACCTGCCCCCGTACATCGTAGTACGTATGTGGCAAAGGACTGCGTAATGGCTGGCTTTTGCAGTTCCGTCCAGTCCAGTTACCTAGGACAATTCCGGGGCAGCTACCACAACGGCCCTGATACACAGCCTGGGCATGATATACTAGACCCTCGTAACCGTCCGTGGATGTCACGGCTATTGGAGGAACTAGGCAATGATTAGAACCGTTGTTCGCTACTGCGTCGTCCTGTATCTTATCTGTGTCGGTACCTACGCAGGTCACAGGCTGTCACAGCACCGGGACAGCGACAGAGAGTTAGACGCCATGAAGACCCAAGCTGCGTATAACCTAAAGATTCTGGAACTGCGCGCGGGCGTTCACTGTGACGGTAGCTAGTCATGGCAGGAACGGCGCCGAACAAACTAGCCGAAGAGCTGAAAAAGCTCGGGGACCGTGTTCTCGTGATTGAAACCGAATTCAAGGCCGTTAAGTCCGGTATCCGCTCGCTACAGGGCTTGACGGGTACTGTTCTGGCGTCTGTTATTGCCGCCATTGTCCTACACATTATATTCAAGAGGTAATCCCGTGCCAAACTGGTTGCATACTGCTTTGACCGTCGCTGTTTCTGTCGGGACCGTTGCCGTCGGGTCCTTTATTCCTGCCACGCTACTGATTCCTGGTATCGGGCTTCCGGTGGTGGACGCCGTGCGTGCAGGGCTTGCCCTAGCGGCTGCCGTCGGAATCAAGGGTGACGCCGTCACGGCTAATATCGCGTCTGTGATGCTCAAGAAAAAGGACAAGCCCAATGCTTAGACTGTTCCGCAACGTCCTGCTCGTATCCTTCCTTGGCGGGCTGCTGCTGCTCGGATCCTGTGCTCACCAGGACCTGAGACAGGCCGTTACGGCTTGCGCTACGGATACAGTCAAGGCTGAGGCTAAGAAGATTCTTCCCCAGGTCCTGGCGTCCATTCAGTGCATGGAAACGACCGATGCAGGGGCTAATCAGTGCGTTCAAACAAACGTACTAGACCCGGTGACGTCCGAAGTCCTTACCTGCACCCTGGCACTGATCCATGACCAGGTTATCCCCTAATCATGGGGCGCTGCCGACTCAAGATCTAGACCCGTCCGACACAGAACCGACACTGTTCGCGGCGCCTGTCAGTCAAGAAGCTGACACGGCGCCGCGCTGCTTTTACTGTGGCAGGGCTAGTCAGGTTTGGGACGAGGCTCAAATGAACCGACAAGCCTTTGACGCTGGCGCCGTCTACGGTATACGCCAAGCCAGTGCCTGGATGGTACAGAACGGCATACCACAGGACCAGGCTGATGCTATGTGCGGCCGTATACTTGACTTAGCTACGCGGAAGCCAGGCTTCTAATGCTGTCGAAGTCCCGGTAAAACTGCCGGCCTGCCCCTGTCATGCTCAGCCACGCGCCGAGCCGGTGCGACTCGAGCACCTTGGCGTCCAGGCACTGGACAATGAACTGTTGCGTCTGTAGCAGCGTCAGGCCGGTCTGTTGCAGGGCGTACCAGATGCGGATAAGCGGCGTGCTGCCCCAGTAACAGGCCCGGACAAGCGCGCCAAGGGCCATCTTGAGCTGCTTATCGGTAAGGTCAGTCCTGGTCGTCGCCGAAGTCGTCATAGTCCTGTTCCCTTTCCTGTTCCTGTAATTCGTCCATGTAATCGGCTTCTATGTCGGCCGGGTCCGGGAAGCTACTCATACGCTTCGGCTTCTTCTCGGGTAATGAAAAAGTGGATACCGCCGCTGCACTCATTCCAGCGGTTCGGGTCCCATAGGTGGCAGGTTACGGTCTTGCCCTTTCTATAAAATACATCTTCCCGCCAAGTTGACACCCCGGCCTTAGCGCCGTACACGGCAAGAACCTTAGCCGACTTAGCTCGGCACTTGCGCCCATGCGCGTTATGTCTGGGCGTATCAGCGCCGATTTGAAGCTTTACAATCACGCCGTTTCTACACTTTTTCCAGCCAATAACTGGTCCAGTCTGAGGTACGATTAATGTGCGGATAAGAGCAAGCTCTGACCCTGGCTTAAGATTACTCAGGTTCGCGCCGCTCAGGTTCGCGCCGCTCAGGTTCGCGCCGCTCAGGTTCGCGCCGCTCAGGTTCGCGCCGCGCAGGTTCGCGCCGCCCAGGTCCGCGCTGCGCAGGTTCGCGCTGCGCAGGTTCGCGCTGCGCAGGTTCGCGTAGCCCAGGTCCGCGCCGCTCAGGTTCGCGCCGCCCAGGTTCGCGTAGCCCAGGTCCGCGCAGCTCAGGTCCGCGCCGCTCAGGTACGCGTAGCGCAGGTACGCGCCGCGCAGGTACGCGCCGCGCAGGTACGCGCCGCTCAGGTCCGCGCCGCGCAGGTCCGCGCCGCGCAGTGATTCACCGTTCTTTACCTTCGTCAGAATTTCGTCTCTGGTCATGTTCTAGCCTCCCGATAAGTATCTGACCGCGTCCTGAATCACGGTGCAACTACTTTATTCAGCCTTTTTCTGGTGGCAGCTTTGTTGCTAGTTCGGCCTTTAATGCCATACCTAGGCGCTCCCAGTGCGGTAGTGGCAGTGGGGTTCCGCAAAAACTCCGCACAGGCCATAGCCAGTACAGGGCTATCGCGTAGAGAGCCTATGATTCTATTGCATTTTGCGCAGCAAAGTCCCCTAATTAGACCTGTCTTATGGTCATGGTCAACGGCATGTCTCTTGCTTACCGGGGGCCGCCTGCAAATAGCGCAGACTCCACCCTGAAAAGACAGGATTGTTTCATAATCTTGATCTGTTAGATTATAGAAATTCCTTAGTTTTGCGGTTCTTCCCTTTTTAGCAGTGCAAGAACCGCACCAACTGTGCCGGCCAGTCAATTGTGCCCTGTACCTAACCGGGAACTCAGCAAATGGCTTGGTTAGCAGACAGTTGGCGCATGCCTTCTCCTGTGACATAACTATAGAGTCAGCCCGCTCCCTGGAAATTCTCTTACGCGCAGCGGCTCCGACCAGCGCTGTCTCTCTGGTTGGCTTCCATCCATGAAACGTCATTGAATTCTAATGCATCCAGCTAGTTGATTAATGTTTCTAATCGCCTTAGCATAGACTCCGTCACCTTCGCGACTTCCGTCAGCATTGGTATTAGCTTCTATGGTTTGCAGCCCACCAGTATCGTTCATTCCGACTATAAGACCAGCGTGCCCATGGATACCGTCATGGTTCAGAATAAAAATGCACGGTATCATATCAGGGGTTAGCGTCTCCGGTTCAAAGGCTAGCTTTGTATTCTTGGCCAGCATCCGCAAGGCGCTGGCACTGGGCATGAACTGCGGATCTTCTGGCATGTCCAGTTCCTGAGCAGCCTCGTGAATCCAGGTACTGACAGCAGCCGCGCAGTACGGTAGCGGCGGCCGGATACCTACCGTATACATGTACTGCCGGATACGGGGCCCGTCATTCTGTCCCTGTTCCCGGATGCCGACGTCATGGCTGGCAATCTCCGCGGCCTTGCGGGCCAGGTCACTTGCCATCGTCGTCAATCTTAATAATGGCGTTGTATCCAGGGACATAATAGTAAATTCTTGGCCAGGAAGCGCGTTCCATGTTCTCTGCTATTTGCTTACAGAGATTGTCAATGTCGTTTTGTAATGTGTTGCACTCCCCGGCATGCTCAGCCTTGCACTTGGAACACCAAAATATATACCCGTCCTTTTTCATTCTGCATCTCCCAGGAGCGTAACCGCCAGTTCCAGATTGTCCGTGAACTGGGCCATGTCTACCCGGTCCATCGGCATCGTCCCGTATCTGTTCATGTTAAAGAGCTGTTCCTTCAACGGGTTGTAAAAGCCCTTCCAGTTGAAGACCACAATAGGCCGGCGCGGCGCATACCCGAGCTTGATAAGGGTCCAAATCTCGAACAGCTCGTCCATGGTACCGACCCCACCAGGCAGGCACAGGAATGCATCACATGACCAGAATCTAGCCTTGCGCTGGACCATGTCCTCTACAACTTCGATATCGAACTGTTCCCGATGATATCCCAGGGCATGAATCTTAGCCGGCAGAACCCCAACTGCCTTGCCCCCGACCGCCACGACACCGGCCGCTACAGCTCCCATTACGCCCTTGCCCGACCCGCCATAGACTACGTTCCAGCCCCGTTCGGCCAGTCGCGTGCCCATATAGCACATATCCGCCATCATTTCCTGAC